CACAAATTTTATCTATTAATCTACAAGCTGAGTCAATGGCATTATCAATATTGTCATCTTGTGCCGTTCCTGATAAGCCAATGTATGCCTTTAAATCAGCTTTATCAATATACTGACCTGCCATTTAAGACCTACTTTGCTTTATTTTCTTTTGGTTGTTTTGCTTTTATTTCTACGAATTTAAGAGCTTTGTATTCTGCTTCAGAAATTTCTTGACCTGCTTTTCCAACAAGTTTACCTTTTCTCCAACCTTTAGGTAATCCACCTTCAGATTCAGCACAGAATCCTTCTTCATTAATCCATATATCTTTTTTTAATATCATAATTTCCTTTTTGTTTGATGTCTCACTCTCATAAGACGAATGAGACATCAAAACCATAATCTAATTTCTTAGAAGTTTGTTATTGAACAGAATGCAGTTGCTCTGTAGATTGGGAGACCCATTCTAACAGTTGCCTTCATAACAACAATATCTTTTGTGAAGTTAGCGTCGTGTGAATCAGACATAGCAACTTCCATACCTTGTCTTGCGACAATATGGATAGCTTGTCCACCACCGAATACACCAACTAATGCAGTACCACTAGCAATTTCAGTTGAAGCTACTACAGGTAATCCCCAAAGTGTAGGTGCAACACCACCACCGAAGTTTCCTGCACCGACAAAAAGTGGATTTAAACTACCACTTGTTGTAACTGCATTGACTTCAGTAACGAGTTGATACCAATCTGAAGGGTGCATAACAATAGCGTCAGGTTGTAGGAAGCTATCTTTTTGAATTTCAGTAATAGCTTCAAATACTTGACCGATTCTCTTTAGATTTCCTGCAAAAGCAGAATAATCAAAAGTATTGATTCCTGATTTGTTCAAGATACCTGTTAAGTTCGGTGCAGTACCATTACCTTCCATAATTTGACTTGAAACTGCAAGTCTAACCATTGTTTGTAATCTTGAGTCAAGATAACCACCAACTGCTGAAACATCTGCTAACAATTCTTCTGTTACAGGCAAGAATGAGCCAATCTTACGAATGCTCTCAGTTCTCTCTGTAAAAGCAAGTGCGTTTTCGCCTAAAGCTGAGCCTTCAGCAGTAGCACCTGAGTTGTTAGTGAATGTTGTTTCTTCCAAATACTTATATTGATAGTTATCAGTTGTGATTGTATCAATTAAGTCAGGAATTTGTAGTGGGTTTAATGTAGCCGTTGGAACGACTAAATCAGACCTTACTACTGCAGGTGGATAACCTGATTCTGTTAAAGTTGTTTTTAATTCAACTTTTGGATTCCACTTAAGTTCAGAACTAATATTTTTCTGTCCATTTTCCATAAATCCTTTGAAGGCATTAGATTCTCTTAATTGTTCGCCTAAAGTTTTCTTAACTTCTCTAGGCTCGTCATTGTGGATTGGCATAGATTTTACTTCTTTACCTTTTTCTAATGCTTCTTCAAGTCTTGCTTCTTCAATGGAGAGAGCATTTAATTCATTAACTTTTTCATTGAGTTTTTCAATTTCGATATTTCTATCTTCGATAGCTTGTTTTTTCTCAACAGAAATTTCTGAGCCACCTTCAAAAGTGGATTTCATTTCTTTGATTGCTTCGAATTGAGTTTCTCTCAATGCGTGGAGTTGTTGATTGAGTTCATTTAATTTACTCATTAACTTATTTCTCCTTCATTAATTATGCCTTGACTTCTTGCCAAGACTTCTTGTGTATTTAACCAAAGCGAGTCAAAATCATCTTTAGGTTGCTCTACTTCTTCTCCACCAAGTCCAAGTATTGAGTCTAAATCGTTATAGACTTCTTGGATTCGGTCTTGAATCTGCATAAGTGATTCTTGAGCAGACTTTGATAGTGTCTTGCCTTTTTCTAAGCGTAAAGAAGTAAGTTCTTTTGCTCTATCAATGAAACTGTTAATTGTGTTAAGCACATTATCAGCTTCATCTGTGAATCTAAGACCACTATTCACATCTTTTAAATCTTTTTCTTTTTGTTCTTTAACTGCAACTGTATAAGTTTCTTGATTAGCACCAACAAGAACAGGCGATACTTCAAAAACAGTAGCAGATTTTATATACCTAACATTTGTAGATTTTCCGTCTTTGCTAAATGTTCCTTCTTCTGCGTCATCAACTTGAAAACCAAAAGACCATTGTTGCAAATCTCCCATAGCTTTGACAATTTCATAGGCTTCTTTTCCACTCTCTGATGACATAATGAACTCGCCTTTGAATGTTGCTTTGTCATTATCTTGAACTATTCGTCCTTTGCCAATAGGATTTTCCCATTTGTGCGACCATACCATTGGTACTTCGCCTTCTAAACCTTTAAATGATTTTAGAGAGTTTGGTAAAACTACATCTCCGTCTGAATCGATTGTGTTGAATACTGAGAATACTGCTTCAACTTTTCCTTCTGCTTCATTGTCTAAAGCAAAGTCTATCGACTTAAATTCTTTATCCATTATTCTTCTTCTTCCTTTGCCATATCCATAGCAATCTCGTGCAATTTCTTTTCTTTATAGTTTTTAGTAATTTTAACAAGCTCTCCTTGTTCTACTAACCATTTAATACTATTTTGTGGAATGTCTTTAGAATTGACAATATCGCCTTTTGCAAAATATTTATCTTTAACAGATATTCCATTTGTTACTTCATACATTATGTAATTATCTCCACGCTAAATTCTACGCCTAAGTAATCAATACTATTTACAGTATAAACACCATAATTACTTGCTTCAACAACTCTAGCAGAACTTACATTTCCACCAAGCGTTGTATCTCCTTCTATAGCAGATTTTACACTTGTTGCACCACTTGTGTCTAGGTATGAATCCAAAGAATCTTGTGATAGTTCAGCGTCCACTCTTGAAACATACAAGTAAAGTGGAATGTTGTAAATGTCTGAGCCACGAGACATTGTTGAATCATATTCCAAAGAACTCATAACTCCAACTACGGCAGTAGGTGGCTCAATAGAATCAGGTACATAAGAATAAACATTTAATCCTGTTATTGTTGCTAATCGTGTACTTAAACCATTTCTTATATTAGATAAACTTGCCATAGGTATTACTATAACAAAAAAGCCACCTATGTAGGTGGCTTAATTTCTTTTGTTAGATTGTTACTTATTTATTTTTTTAGTCCTTTAATTTGTACCCAATCTGTAAGTTCGTGTCGTTCTGTTTCAAATCCTAATTCATTTAAAGCATTTTCTAACATTTTTTTTCGACTCCAACCTTTTGGGAACTCAAAAGTTGCAAAACAATTAGTTCTTGGATTTGTAAGGAATGTATCAATATCAAATTTACCAATAAACTCAATTTTAAAAGTAGCTTTACCACCAATAAAATCTTCAACCTTAGTTTTTTTACCTGCAATCATATCAAAGTTATTGTCAAAATCTGAGCAAGAGTTTCTTAAATCAACTCCTTCGATTTTAAACCAACCTGTTTTTTTTGTTTCATTCATAATCTAAGATTAACAGGTTTGAAAAGTAATGCAAGTATTTATAGTGAAAAAGACTATTAATAGCAGATAGCAGACGCTTCGGAGTTGATTGTTGAATGAATGAAACAAAGCGTCTGCTTCATATCTGCTTCTCTGAATCAAACAGGGAATTGGATTATTCAGTAAGATTAGTTTAGCACTTGTGTTTTAAATCGGAACTTCTATCTTTAAATCCTGCTTTACAAAATTCGCATTGGATTCTATAACTCCATTCGTGCTTTTCTTTTTTAAAAGTCATTCTTCTTCCTTAAACATATCTTCAAAACATTTTGGGTGTGAGCCTGAGATAATTTGTTCCCAACCTGAAACATCTAAGTAAGGGAAGTATTCTCTTACTTCTTTTCTAGGTATATCCCATTGATACTCGTGCCAATCTTTTCTGATTACTTCTACTGTACCTTCTTGTTTACAAAGAAAACAATCAGGTGTTGGAACAATTACAATATCATCTTCTACATTCCTATTCATAAATTGAGATGAAGAATAAAGTAATTTTTGTTCTTGCAAAGTTAAATGACCTGTACAATTTTTTTCTTTAGGACATCTGCAATTTTTAATCATTTTTTAACTCCAATTTAAAGATTTCTAAATTCATACTTGGGTGTATGACTTTTAAATCTTCACTAGCTCTAACTAAAGAATCCTTCCAAGATTCTACTGTGTAGGTTTTCTTGCCTACAAAGGTAACTTCATATTTCATTTTTCTTCTCTCCTTATCAATCCAATTTCTAATTTTCTTCTTTGTAATAATTTCTCTGCGTGTTCAATCTGCTCGTAAGAATCTAAGTGATTGAAAAGTTGTTCTATGTTTTCAAAGATTGTCATTTTTTCAACTCCATATCTTCTTTTTCAATTTCAGCTTTACAATGAAAACAAACTATTGCAGACCAATACAAATGTGTTACTTCTAACTCCAAAGTACATTCAGGGCAATCGAACTTAAATGTTGTTCTTTTTGTGTAAGTCATTAGGAAGCCTTCCATTTAGTTTGCATTCTCTCGCCTATTTTTCCATAAACAAAGTTGGCACTTTTTTTGCTTTGAGCTTTTCTTCTTTGGTGTCTATTCATATCAAGTTCCTAACTTGTAATCTTTTGGCAAATTAAATTCTTTTATGATTCTCTGCCTAATAGATTCTTTATTAGCTACCCACCATTTATGGATTTTAATTTGTTCTTCTATGTGTTTCATTCTTTATCTCCTTCTTTAATATATTTATATCGTTTTGCATAGAATTTAATTTTCTATCTAATTTTTTAATCTCGTCATAAATTATTTGTAATGACATATCAACTCCTTTATCCTAACGGTGTCATTGTTAGGACACCATTTAGATTCTTTTTTTATATTTCTTTTACTTCTATAACCTTGTGTCCTTTTTTATCTGAGAAAAAACCTGTAAAGAAATCTATGAAATCTTTAGCAGTTTTATTTTTGTTATTCTCTCCCATATCTTGATTGTTTAGTTCTAATGTAATTTGTATTTTCACATCAACTCCTTTTTTATAATTAATCAACTTGGTTGGATTATAATTTATGATTTTTAGATTGTCAATCTTCTATTATAAAAATCTTAGATTTGACAAGTAGGAGAGTTTCTGCTATCATAGATTATGAATGAAAAATATAAAAGGAGTTGAATTGAAAAAATTTACTTATCAAGTCTTGAAATCTTTTAAACAAGATTACACAGACTTTAAAAATTTCCGAGACGCAGAGCTTGTCTTGGAAGATACTATCGAGCTAGATGTTCGTGGCTACAGAAATTCACTAGAAGTGTTTTCTGCTTGGTCAAACAGAGAATCTAGTATCTATAACAAAAAAAGAACAGAGCAAGAGAGCAAAGAGTTTTCTTACTTTGTTCAAAACAAAATAACTAATAATACTCAGAAGGGAGAAGAAGAATGAGTACAGAAACTAAAGGTTGGCTAAATAATGGTGCAACTAAATTGCAAATCGCTTTTGATAGTTTGAACCCTCTTAGGACATCATTTTCAAAAGTAAGAGCAAATGAAGATAGATTGTTACATATCTATAGAACTGTTGCTTATATTTGCAAAGTAAGTAATAAAGAGTTGGTTGAAAAAGTTGTTGATATAGTTGATGACCTTAATAAAGAAATCGAACTCTTGTGGCATACAGAATCTAATTTACCAATTTGTGTAAAAACAATGCGTAGATTAGCAGAGCATACTAAAGATATGAATAAATCACTTGATAGTTTGATTTGGGAATATCTAAGACGAGTGCAAAGAACTGTAGGTATTGAGCCAAGTCATACACGAACTCGTGAAGATGATTTGAAACTTATAGATTCAATCGATTGGTCTAATGTAAACTTTGTTGAAGTTGGAGTTAGCTACGACAAAGCATTAAAGGGAACAAGTTACATTTATGATGAATTAAGATATGGAGATTCTAAATACAGAAAAAGTATTTATATAAATGATTATCTTAATAAATCTTTTGTTGCAAAAGATGTTATGCGAGAGTGGGATTATCGTGAACAAGACCAAAAAACTTGTGAACATAAATGGACTAAATATATTGACGCAGATAGAAATGGCAAAACTGAAAAGTGTAAGTTTTGTAATTTAATTTGTGAGCATAACTTTGTTGAGAGACGCAGACGAAATGAGCTTGGAAAATTTATTTGGAATGAATGTACCAAGTGTGGTAAAGATTAGTTCACACTTAATCGAAACTCGGAAGCCCACCGTTCATTCGGTGGGTTTTCGTTTTAAAAAAAACTTTAATTTCGATTTGCATACTTTTTCAATATGGTCTAATCTTAGATTATGAATGAAACAAACAAGGAGACAAAAATGACAAAGTACACAGTAACAGTAGCAATCACAGAAGCACCAACTAGCTTCATTGACTTAGATTCAACAACTAAAGAATCAGCAATCGAAGAAGCAGTTGCTTTAGTTACTTCAAAGTTCAACCCAAGAACAGAAGCTAAAGTTTATGTTGTTGCTCATAACAGAGCTGACAAAGACATTGTTGCAGAATACAAATTTGATTGCAACACAGATGAGTTAGTCAAAAGAGCTACTCTCTAAAATTCGTAAATCTAAAAGAGCCACCGTTTAATTACGGTGGTTTTTTTTTGCTATCGTTTAAAAAATTTTTTTTTTGCTTACCGTCAAATCGAAGGAGTAATAACTTCGTCAGGTCTAGGCTCACGATAAATCACATTACATTTACAGTTCACAGTTTCTTTAGCAGATAGATTTGGTGCTTTAGGATATAAAGCTCGTTCTCCACCAACAGTAAAGTAATCGTTTTGTCCTACTACTTGTCCGTCAGCAGTAATGTGCGTGTCTCTTGACCTTTGGAATGTTGTCTGCCATTCTTTGACAGTAATGAGTCCTGATTTCTCAACTGCGTCATATTGTCCAAACTGAGACAAAGCACCACCTTCAGTTCTAGCAATAGTAGAAGCTCTACCTAAGAACTTCTTTGGTAAGACATTCTCAACTTGTCCTGTAATGTAATCATAAAGATTATCTCCATATAAACCTAATTGAGTTCCTTCATCAATGGCTCGTCTAATTGCTCTATTCAAATTAGCTTTAGTAGTTTTAGCTAACTCAGGCATAACAGAATCTAACCTTTGATTGACAAAGGCTACTGCTTCACGATTGTATCTAGTTCTTGGAACAGGAGAAGTAACACTTGGAATAATATCTCCACCACGCTGACGGATTGGATAGAAGCCTTCATTAACAACTTGGTTTCTATTCTTCCTTCTAGCTTTGTATGTATATAAATCTGTATCTTCTACTTCTGAATATCCTTTAAGGGAAGCAGGTAAGAGAATACCAAATTGAAATAACTCAAAGTCATAGATTTCAGATAAGTAAATATCGTATGTGTCGAGTTTCCATTCGTTTGTAGTATCATCAATTATCTTATCTAAAATCGGAGATTGACCATTCAAAACAAAATTTTTGTACGCAGGGTTGTCTCTCCCTCTACTCATACTTTTCGTGATTTTTTTATGTTGCTCACGCAACAAACCGAAGAAGTAATCCGTGTACCACAACTCCCAATTACGAAGCATAGCCGTATAGTTCCGATAGATACCTTCCTTGACTTCTGTATCGCTGAGACGATTTGTTCTGTACTCTGTGTCTGCTTGTTCTCTTAGCTTATGCCTACGCACTAGTTCTGAAGCTGACTTACCTACTTCATCTCTCTTGTCCATAGCTCTTACTAACTTACTACTCCACCTTTGTCCTGCTGAGCCACCCCATAGCTTCCAAGCGATAATGCCATTAGTAGCTCTATCAGTTCTTCCTGCGAAGTAATCTCTAGCGTCCTGTGTTTGTAAATCTACTTCGTGTCTTGGGAAGTACTTAGCTATGTGTCGTACCTTCTCAGGACTAGCCTTTGTATTCTCCACGAGATACCGAGCAGTAGTCAAACCAACTGATGTTCCACCACGACCAAACTCTTGTCTTAGTCTTAGTCCTTGTTCGGCTTGTGCCTTAACTCCTTTAGGTATCGAGAAATCCAAGTCATCGTAGATTCCTTTTTTATCGTTTCCACTTATGCCTGTGTCCACATTCCAACCTAAATCAAGAGTATCTAAATCTATCTCTGTATTGAACTTAAACTGTCTTGTATCTGAAACAGAAGAAGGATTACTATTACTCTTACTACTCTCTATATCCTTATCTACTGTATTTGCTATTAGGGAAGTATTTATTGCGAAGGATTTATTGTTCTGCGTCATAGGTTTCATTGTTATCAATTACTTCCATATACACTTCGTGTGTAGAACAAGGCATATATAAAGTATTACCATTCTCGTCTATTGTATGTGTTCCTTCACAACCTAGTTCTTTAGCTCTATTCTCTGCTTCTTCTAAAGTACTATAAGTATCTTCTGCGACCAAAACTTTACTTGTATCTTTAAATCTCTCTATCTGTCTTAGTCGTATTTCGGCTAATTCTCTTGTAGGATAGCAACCCATATTTCTACCTGTTTCTTCAGTTATAACGCAGTACTCTCCGTCTATCTCTCTTACTATTTTAAACTCAGCATAACTTCTTCCTGCTTGGCTTATTGCGTTAGGTACTTCATCTGATTGTTCTTCTTGTTCTATTGGATTTGGTTGATACTCTCTAAGCATATTCGCAGGTACAGTTATCTTCTCAGAAGGAAGTAAATAAACATCTTGCTCAGGTGTAGTAGGTAATCCAACGCTTTGTCTAGCTTCAGCTACAGTTACCCAACCACCTTGAACACCTAAGTTCATTCTCTCATAAATCTCATTAGTATCTGTTTGCAAAGCTCTTACATCTGTATAGTCATATCTAGCTTCTAAGTTAGATGAGTTTGAGTAATCTACTTTAAGTATCTGATGTGTTATTTCTTGTGCAACCATATCCCATAAAGGAATTAATTTCTGTTCTGTAAAGAACTCTCGTAAAGTTTTAGCGTTTGAGTATGTCGCATATTTCAAGCCCACTTCGAGACCTGCGATAATTGAAGGAATACCAAGAACAGAAGATACCCTAGATTCAAATGATTCTCTTAAGTCTCCAATCTCTAAGTCTTTAGGACTAAAGGCTAACTTCTCAATATTAACTCCACCTGATAAAACTAAAGGCTTACCACGATTCTTACCACCTGTTCTTCTTTGGAATGCTTTAGAGATTGATTCGCCTTCTTCTTCTGTTAAACCATATTCATCTTTAGGTGTTATTAAGTAACTAGGAACTCCCATATTAGCGAGAATTGATGTTGCCATTTGTCCTGCACTCTCATCTCCATAAATCTCTCTTAGTAATGTTTTTACAGGCGAGAAACCTTGTCTATGGTTAGTTGGGTCTAATCCCATTCTAAAGTGAGCAATCATATCTCTATCTAAGTTAATCTTTTGATTCTTAACTTGATATTCATAGTATTCAATTAAAGTTTCTTCACTACCTTTTGGAACTACATTCTCAGGCATTAATGGATATAAAGCTACTAACTGTCCTGCTTCATTCTTTTGTTTTAGCAAGTATGCGTCTCCTGAGATGTGCATTGATTGTACTAGATAGTTTTGAACTACATCTCCTGACATATAAGGATTTGGTCTTTGGAATAACATTGTAAGTTGATGATTAGGGAATACTTCTAATTCTCCAACTTCATTTGTTTGATAAACTTTTAATTTAGCTTCTCCGAATGCAGTTCCTAAAACTTGTAAACAAGAAACAACTGCTGAGTTAGAAGCACCATTACCTAATCCTTGTACATTAAATTCTCCTGCTGATGTTTGATAGCCTTGAATAAATGCTGAGTTATTCATATCAACACCTTGTCTAAAAAAGTTAAATCCTGTACTTCTTTTTTGTTCTGTTTGTCCAAAGACTAGTTCTCTGAAACTTCTTCTCTCTGCCAATTTATCTCCTTATAGAAGCGTTGTGCAGTAATGGACGCAACCCTTATCGGCATTACTACACTCTGCTTCTAATCTTACATTATATTAAATAACTTTTATACTTTTTCGCACTTTTGATTCTATTACTGCATAAGCCAAACTGTCCACTATATCATCGTGTTCTGCTTCAGGGAATCTCAAGAGTTCAGTTTGTACATCTCCAAACCAAGCTGAGTTCTTTGGGAAGAATATATCTCCTGATTCCATACGAGCTATTAATGGATATGCACGGCTAACCTTATCTCTATCAGCTTTTAATGGTTTAACAATTAGCCCTTCTCTTTTAGCCATTTGAATAAACGCCAACTGATAACCTGCTCTCTCAATTCCAACATACGCCAAATCAAATTGTTCCACTTTTCTTCGTAGTAGTGGCAATAAATCAGGTGCTTCCAATCTTCTTCGGTCAATGTCCAATATGAGAATCTTACCTTCAGGTGTGATAGCAACTGATGTGATGACTGTAAAGTCAGCACTTTGCTTCGTACTTGTAGCCAAGTCCACAGTAGCAAATCGTCTGCAATCTTCCAATTTGCATTCTTTGTCTTTAAACTTGTAATAAACTTCCATATATTCATTTTTACTCTCCTTATCAATACTTATTCGTTCTTCAATGGAGTAATGCTCAAACCAATCTGCTTTAAATAAGCCACCTGTGGCTTCAATGAATTGAGCTTCGTATTCTTGTGCGTATAAAAAACTTCCTATTTCTAATTTTGCTGATTCTAATTCAGCAGGGTCTATGATTGGGTTTGTGTTTGTAGGATAAGTAAATCTAGCCCAATCTTCAAACATATTTGCTTCAGAATACAATTTCTCAAAAAAGTTATAACCTTTTGGTGTGCTGATGAATAAAGCACTACCTTTTCTCTCTGTTAATGCAGGTCTAATGACTTCTGCCCAAGTTTGTGGCTTCATAAAGGCACACTCGTCTAAAACAACAAAGTCTAATCCTGCACCTCTTAATTTCATTGGGTCGTCTGCTGACCTAACTTGAACTGAGCCACCTGTAGTTGTAATAATTGTTCTCTCAGCTTCTTTAACTCTTACTCCATATTCAATGCCAATACTTCTTAAATCTGCCCACGCTTCGTTAGTCATTGAGTAAGAAGGTGCAATCCACCAAGCTCTTTTACCTTCCCAAGCATATTTAAGGCAAAGCCAAACACCTAATTTAGTTTTTCCCCAACGCCTTCCTGCTGATAAAACTGTAAATCTTTTCATATTCTTTACAACTTCCATTTGTGCAGAATGTAAAGGTGGTAATTGAATTTCAAGACCTGATTTATAATCAGCGTCTAATGATGATTGCATACTTACTCCTGTGATTTAAGCCAAATGAAGAATGTTTCTAATTGTTCTGTTGATATTGGCACAGAATTATAAAACATACCAAAATCTGTAAATATAGGCATAAAGACTATTGTTGGTACATCTTCTATTTCTATAAATTCTTCTTCAAAAACTTGTTCTTCAATATCACGCATATCTAATTGTTCAACAATGTCTGCGAATTGATTATTTATTTCTTCTTCACTCATTTTCATCTTCTAACATTTTAGGCTCTATAATTTCGCCTTCTACATATTCTTCTTCAGGTTGTTCTAATAAACTACCGTCTGCCCAACGAAGTCTAACTTTAGAATTATCTTGATTTTCAATAGCAACTGTATCTCTCTTACCAAACAAGTGTGGGTATCTTCTCTCTAAATACCAAGCGTCTGCCTGCCAAGAGCCACTCTCTCCTGCTTGTTCTATTCTTTTAATTCTGCGTTCAATAGCTTTAGCTTCTGCAACTTGTATTCTTTTCCAAACTTTATCGTAAGGGTGGATTCCTTTTTGTCCTTTAATTTTCCATTCAGATAAAGCTGAAGTACTTATACCAACAGATTGACACGCTAAATTTACATACATTCCTGTAGCAATAGAATCACATAAGGCTTGTACCAATTCTTCGTTATGAGCTAATGTTTGTTTTGGCATTATCATCTTATAATAGCAAAGTCGGTTTCAAAAGAAACCGACCTGCAAGATTTGTTAAATTAAATTATTCCTAAAAATACTTTAAAGTTTTTTATTGAATACTTTTCTCCATTTAAGAAAACATTAAAATTTGTTTTATTAATTTTTCTTAATTTGTTGTTTTTAAGATATTCAAAACCTGTAATTATATTTTCTCTTATTTCAAAAATATTGTCATTGTTTTGAAAATAATAAATAGTTTTATTAGTCCTGTTTAACTCATAAACAGTTGTAATTTTTCCTTTAGTAACAATAGGCAAATTATTATATGAATTATTAAATCCTTGCAATCTTGTAATATCATCTTCTAAGTTACTAGTTTCAACTAATTCATAACCTTTAGAACTTAGTGCTTTTTTTATTTCATTTATTTGCATACTTAATTACACCATAATCTTAGATTTATGTAAATGATTTATTTGTTAAATTATTAATAAAAACCACTATATATAGTATGTTTTTAGGATTTTTTTATTTTTTTTGTAAAAATCTACTTTTTTT